CTTCATGCCAGTGCGTTTTTTAACTGATCCCTCTGACATAACAACCATATTCTCAAGACGTTGAGCAGAGGCAGCATAAACACCAGTATCCACCCTAGATGTAAGGGAGTCACTTACTTCACCAAACTGAAAGCTGTTAATGGGAACTCTTACTTTCTGCATTAACTACGCCTTTCAGCAATAAACCTCGATGTATCCAGTTTGCGGGTTGTCTGTTGTTGTGAGTGTAAACGTCTGGCTTGGATCATTTGAAAGTTGGCTTTGTTATCCATCAAGCTGGCTAGGGTTGCATCCCGAGCAACAGATACAGCCAGAACACCAGCCATCATATATTCAACAGCCGTTACAAAATATGGAGGCCAAGTAGACTCATCAGCCCTAAATACATAGTCGGCAATAACCGTGTCAGTTGCTACCGCATCACAGAAAACTTTGCTGCCATAAAGATCATACTTGATAGGGCGCTCGTCTACAGTAACGCCAGAAAGCATAATAAACTCAGAAGGTAGCTGATACGCAGCATCAAAGCGTCCAGTTGGAGCATCAGCCAATCTGTTTAAAATCGCCTGATCTGTTGCAAAGCGCCAACGAGAGTTGGTCAATGCAGAGCGTGCCATGTCTTCATACATAGCAGAGCTTACTGTCGCTTCAGCAGTGCCATCCTCAAAAGACTGAATCGCGTCACCTCCAATCAAGAGAGATGCGCGAGAGCATATTTTTATCGGTGTGTTTGCTACATCAGGCATAGTAGTTTGGGGGCCGAAGCCCCCATCCCTTTATTAGTCACCATCTGTTTCTGCAACAGCCGTACCATCAGATACGTCTACAACAGTTCCAGTGTTCGAAAGAACGGTGCAAAAGTTAGTGGTTGGAACATTCGTGTCACGCACAATGATTAGATCGCGAACTGACAGCATGTCTGCTGCGTTGTTGAAATAACCAGTTGTGTTGATGTCTGCGATTGGATCAGTAGTTGTGTACATCCACAGACTTCCGTTTGAATCACCACCAACGCGAGTTAGTCCACTTGCTGCATAAGCCATGATCTATCTCCTTAGTTGTTATCAAGGACTTCATAGACACCATCGTCATCAATAACGACAGCACCCATGGACATCATTGATGTTGCAAGGTGTGAAACTTTCTCTGCAACGTAGTTGACCTCAGTTTGAACATCAGCATTGATGCCAAGGCCAACAGCAGTTGTATGGTAAGCAAAGTTTTTGCCACCAGCGACTGCCGATGTAGAGAAGATTTTAAAGCCCAAGAACTCTTTCATTGTCATACCACCTGCGTATGGCAGGTTCTGTGGTCCAACATAGTCAGAGCTTGCGAACTCATTGATTGCAAACAAGTCAGCAAATCCTGCTGGAGACATTGCAAGATAACGCTGTCCGTCTTCTGGAATGTCAGCATTACCGAATGTTTCAAACAAAGACAGCAAGTCTGCTTTTTCAAGCGCAGAACCAGTGTCGTGGATTTGTGATGAGTTTGCACCAGCATCCATTGCTGTTGTAAGAATCTCGTCAGTCTTACGACCAAGAGCAGCAGCAGCGGATTGCGCAACAGCTTGACGCTCGTTGATGTTGATCTTCAACTCGTCCAGCTTGTCAATGTACTCAGGTGCATAGTAGTCAGCCATAGTAGCTTCAACATTTGTATGCGCCAACTCCATTGGAGTTACATTACCGTTGCGGGATTTAGTATTTGCTATGCCTTTTCCAATTACTTGGAAACGAGCAACTGAACCTGTCACATTTGAAGTACGAACGGTATTCCGTAGCTTAGAACCCATACGCTGATACGCCATGTGAACTTCGGTTTCAAACTGCTTGATAAAGGCTTGATCGATAGTATTAGCCATTTTTCAGTTCCTGATTTGAAGTTACAGTTCCTACGGGTGTCCATTCCGCCACATCAACAAGGGTGTCCTTTCGGGCCTTTCAGTGCATTACGGGCCGTAATGTGCCATCGTAAACATTTTTTTTGTTTGGATTGCAACGCACAAATTCAACATACTTGTGAGGTGTGCTATCAATAACGCCTACAGGATCAAAGCCCAGCCACACCGCCCAGTCCAAAATAAACTGATAATCAGCAAGAATAGTCATAGTCATCATGGGCTGGCTCTTGTCAAAGAAATCAACAAGCATTCTTGAGCCTCTTGCTGTGGCTACAAAGCAATCCTTTATTTTATCAGAAAACATTGCAAACATCTGCGGAAACTCTTGATCTTCTCCAAACCATAAACCAGCTACAGCCAAGAATGTCTCGCCTTCTTTCCTAACTATGTAGCACTCAGAACACTCATACATTTCAACAATAGCTTGGCGAACATCTAAGTGACCAAGTATTTTTAGCTCGCGTATGTTCTCTTTGGAAAGATGCTCAACAACTTCATCCACATGCGCCAAGGTAAAAGGGGTCAGATAATACTCACCCCTTTGAATAATCTTAACCTCTGTAGAGTTGTCGGAAGCCTTCTTCGACTTGCTTAATGAAGTACGGGTCGCGCTTGGCTGGGTTGAAATATCTTTCGTCATTCATCATCTCCCTAAGTGCTTGCTCTGAGAGTCCAGCTGTAGGCTGTGTATTGCCAGCAAATGAACCATCCTTCATTGCATCCATGATTGTCTCAAGGGCTATGATCCCCTCATGGCTTTCACACATTCTCTCAATAGCAGGGATTGCTGCTTCTGGGAAAAACTTATTGGCAAACAAAGACGCAGCCTCAATACGGCTTTCAGCCTGATCGCCGAGCTTGGATGCTTCTGCTTCCATATCGGGCTGTGATCCAGCAATAGCTTGAGCATACATCTCAATACCTTTCTGGAACTCCTCTTGAGAATACCCATTCTCAAAAGAATGTTCCGACCACCACTGTAATAGCTCACTATCAACAGCAAGCTCCTCGTCTACAATGTCAGGCAATTGATAATCACCAGCTTTCTCAGGCCGATCACTAAATGCTTCCGCTTGTATTTCCTCTAGTATTTGATTGCGAATGTCTTCGTCTTTAGTGCCCAGCTTAGACTCAAGCTCTTTATAGGCTTTCGCCAAGTCTTCTGGGGTATTGTATTTCTCAGGCAACCACTCAGGACGTTCTGATGCTGGTTGTAAATCAGCTTCTGTTACAAAGTCGCGTCCATCTGCTTCTGCGGCTTGAACTGCTGCTTCCTGTTCACTCATTTGTTTTTACTCCTATGTGAATGCGCTATGCGCTGTTCGATCAGACCGATAATATATCGCTGACCCTCAATGTGCCTAAGCTCTTCCGTGGTTACATTAGGCCCATTAACCATTTCGATAGTTATAGAACGGAAATACTTTAGAACCGCCTTACCAGTAGGAGATTCAAAGACTTGCGCAATGTTGTGGCTTATCTCCACATCCCTATCGGAAGGGCGCTGTATTCCATCTATTCCGATATTAACCTTCTGCGGCAACCATCTGTCCTTGCTGTTGTTGCGCCATTTGCTGCGCTATTGCAGCTATTTGTCTACGCTGTTCTTCGTCACGAATCAAGCTCTCTGGCACACCAAATTTTTTAGCAAGGTGAATTGCAGTCTGTTCTCCATCTATAAGAAGCTGCAACATCTCAGGTCCAAACGCACCACCAACCAATTCCAAGAACCTAGCAACGCTGGATATATCCTGATTTGCCTGTGCCTGTGCTAATGGGGATACAGAACGGACTTTAACTTCCCGTCCGTTTACTGTAGGTACTTCTATGCGGCCCTGCTTCTTTAAGATGTATATTACACGTTGAAGTACGGGCTGCACGAGTTCAGCCTGTAATCTTCCAAACGCAGAACCAATACGACGAGACAAGTCTGCCATACGTTCAGCTACCTCAGTTGCAGTTGCTGGCGTTTTATTCGGATCACCAAGCATATCATTGTAAAGTGCGCGTTTGATATTCAACCGCATGTCACTCAGAACAAGCTGTGCTACATCAAAGCGACCCGCTGCCTGTAGTGGCTGCAAGCCCTGACTGCCCATTGCTTTCGGTATAATTGATCCGGGAACCAATTGAATCGTGTCAGGGTTGATCACGCCATCATCTTCCATTTGATAAATGCCAGAGATTGCCATCTGAGCATTTTCAAGAATAAGTTCAATGGTAAGGTTGGTCGTTTTAATTGCAGACAGTGCATTGATAAGTGGTCCACGCCCATAAATCTCGCCAGCACACTTTGACCATCTGAAGCAAACAAAAGGATTTGACCCAAGTCCAGACATCTCTTTCTCAGAAAGCAAGGTCTGTGTCGTCATACAGATTGCATAACTTAAGTAAGCCTCTTGATTTCTTTTGGTATAGTCCTTGCAAACAACTTCAAGAACAGTTGTTTCTCTATCAGACCCCATCAACGAAGTTACCTTCGGATCAAAGTTTCCTTTGGGGTACATAATAGGCAGATGGTCAAACTTGACCTTCTTGCGCTCACGATAAACGTGGTCAATCCTATCGTCGGGACCAGTGTCAAGTACAACATGGGGGAGCGGGATTGCAGAAAAGTTTACTGGGTTAAGTGCGTCTCCCTCTTCGACACACAAGACACCAGTCCCGACAGCCAAGTCCATGAATGACTCATGTACTTCTTGGCTAAAGTTTGAGTTCTGTAGAACCTCAAAAACATATTCCGTTACTTCATCAAGCTCATTATCGACTTCTTCTTTTTGCTCTGGTGGCACTTCGCTACCAGCCATAAGATCAGCCCACCTTGCAAAGTTTGGCACTAATCCAGATTGAAGTCTGCTTGCAAACTCTTGAACGCCAACAACAGCAGTTTCATCGAATATCTTCTCGTCTCTGCGCTGGCCTCTTTCCTCATAGTAAAATGATTCGCGCTGCGGCAAAGCATATTCATAACACTCCTCAAAAAGAGGAACCCAGTTTTCCCGAAGAGCCTTTGCTCTCTGGTATGACTTAATATAGTGCTTTGCCGTTTCGTGCATTATCCAAACCTACCCATAAATCCACCGCCACCTGCTCTAAACAAAGAACGGCGCCCCATACCACCGCGCATTCCCTTGCGAACAGTAGACGCCTCCAAGGCTTCCATAATGTCTTCACGTTTCTGACCAGCGCGCTTTTCAGCTTCTTCGCGCTTTGCAACGTCAGCCGCTTCACGCTGCGCAGCCGCAGCCCGTTTTTCAGATGGTGATGGTCCAAGGCACATAGCAATCTCCTTTTTTCCTTCGTAAACACAGAAGAGCAAAAAACTCAATGCACAAACTACATCCTAGCCCAAACGCTCTGCCTCTTCTTTGGTCCTTTGTTAAACACATCGAAGTTACGTTTTGCAATAACAGGACGTGCTGGTTTCTGTGAGTTCATCAGTGCTCGGCCCTCTCCAGCACCTAAGAATAAATACTGCGCGGCATCATGCACATGCGAGAACATATTCTTATCTGGTTTATCAGCATACCTTTCCCCACTTACTTCCATGCGCTTATATGCGTAGCCGCCCTCAAACCCCTTAATTAACTGGGGGCAACGCCTGTCAATTAAAAGTGCTGGCTTCCCCTCAACCATCTTGGTCAGCTGGGAAGAGACAGCCTCAAGCCGAAGGTCAACAGAGTTGGAAGGCGCAGGGAACGCCCTCAAGCCAGCACCGCGCAGAATATGAAAGGGAGTAGATTCATCAGTCTGCGCTCTAAAGTCACCAGCAGGGTCTCCATAGATTATTACCTCGGATGCTGCCGCAAAACGTATTGCAAGCTCATTCCTAAGAACTTCTGCAAAACGCACGATGCCCATGTCGATTGCCACAATTTCTGATTGAAGAAACCAACGGCCCCTGACTTTTTGCCCAAGAACGGCAGCAGGTGTCAGTCCAAAGTCTACGCCAACATATACTGGGAGGTTGGCTGCTACAGGTATTTCTTCTTCTGCTATGTGAACTTCCGATGCAAACATTGGATAAACAGGCTTCCCATCTTGAATATGCCCCAGCCGATTCATCACATAAACATCTATCCATGATTTTGTTTTACCCCTGATAAGATTGGAGTAATAACTGGATAACATGTTCTTGCAGTTCTCAGCTTTGGGGTTTGAATCATAATCCTCTAACTCTCCATCCTTATTCTTTATTTCAAGCATTCCAGCAGGTTGGGTGTAAAAACTCCAATTGTCTGGCTTGACCAGCATCTTAGCTTGCTCACGCGGTATATGATCTGGGATTGGAACCTCACCAGCCATGATAGGCCACCAATGATCTTCCTCGGGCGCGTTGGTATCGGCAATAACGCCAGTCCAAGAAGGACCGCCATCACGCATAGAAGGAAAACGCCCAACACGCATCGTACAGGCATCAATAATTGACTTAGGAATCTCTCGCGCCTCGTTGACCCATATACCCGTGAGTTCAAGAGAAAGGAGTTTCTTAACATCTTCGGGCCTATCAAGAGCCAAGAAAAGAACCTCAAGATCAATGTCTCCCTTTTTAATGTGATGCGTGTACGGCACTGACCAATGAAACTTTCCCCAGTCTGCCTCGGGAAACCAATCAAGCCAAGTCTTTATTGTAGTCGTTCTTAACTGCGGGTTTGTATTTCGAACAATGGCCCACCGACTTTTGCGAATACCATCTGGACCTTTCTTCTGTTGAAGCGCCCTTCGGAATACTTCAACACAACAGCCAACAGATTTGCCAGAACCTACTGGCCCCCTTATGCCACGAAAGAAAGTATCATCCTTCATAAAGGCTTTAAGCACTTCACCATCTGGCTTGTACTTGAAATCAATCATCGAAGACCCTTATCGACTCCAAACCTAATCATGTCTTGCACAACCTCAGGCGCAATACTTTCTATGAGTTTGTCACACTCAGAATCAGTAATAAAGTTCTTTCCATGCTTCTTAACAATATGCGCAAAGTGAACCTTCCT